CCGACACAAGGATGAGTATGGCAGGGAAAGCATTGACGAATTACAGAAAAAGACACCTGAAGAATTAGCCGCTGAGATAAAAGCCGCAACGGATGAGTTATGGGAAAGCGTACCAGTAAACGGCGAAGAGGAGGCAAACGCATGACACCGGATCAAGAAATATGCGTGGGATGCCAGGAATGCTGTCAATGGGTAACTTTCGTGCTGGATGTACCCGATAAAAAGGCATTTAAAGAATTTTATGAGGTAAGAGGGTGTATCGTCAGGGATGAGAACTTGGGAACCCGGATTGCAGTCATGGTCCCCCAAACGTGCCAACACTTAAAGGCAACCGGATGCGAAATTTATGAAAAGAGGCCTGAGTTATGTCAAAAGTACGATGGCCGGGAAGACTACTGGATGTACGATATCTGCAAATTGCCTTTAATAGTACCAAAGGACGGCAATGACTAAAAACCATCCAGCCATAAATACCTTTGAATTGACTCGTAAGCGGTGGTATCCGTTGCGCTATCACCCTATACAAGCCGATCTATGGCAATCAGCCGCACGTTTTAACGTGGTTCCAGCCGGTCGCCGTTCTGGCAAAACAGAAATCTGTGGGAAGAGGAAGTTGGTTTTAAAGGCAATGAAAGGAAGTAATTACCCCGATTGCCGCGTGTTCGCCGCCGCACCAACTCGTGATCAAGCAAAACGCATTTATTGGAGTGATCTGAAGAAAATGGTTCCGCGGAATTTTGTATATGGCACACCGAGTGAATCCCACCTTTTTATACCTTTAATAAACGGGAGTGAAATACACGTTTTAGGCATGGACAAGCCGGAACGTATAGAAGGGACACCGTGGGATCACGGATGCCTTGACGAAATTGGTAATATGAAAGCGCAAACGTGGCGGGAGCACGTTAGACCGGCACTTGCAGACCGAAAAGGTAGTTGTGATTTTATAGGCGTTCCAGAAGGACGCAACCATTACTACGATTTAGCCAAAGATGCACAAGCGGACGACACCGGCACATGGGGATATTTTCATTGGTTCAGTGCGGACATCCTTGACGAAGAAGAAATTGCACAAGCCAAACGCGATCTTGATGAGTTAACTTATAAGCAGGAATTTGAAGGATCGTTCGTAATGTTCGCTGGGATGGCATATTACAATTTCAACGATAATCGCAATGTAGGCAGATGGCTAAAACACTACGATCCCAAGCGTCCACTCGTTTTTGCAATGGATTTCAATGAATCCCCCGGAGTAGCTACTGTAATCCAAGAGATGAAGCGGTTCTACAGGCATCAAACACCTCTTGTCGGGCGTACAACTACTGCTGTCATTGGTGAGGTATTTATCCCACGCAATAGCAACACGATCCGCGTCTGCAAGAAATTACTACATGACTGGGGAAAGCACGATGGGGAAGTGTATATATACGGTGATGCAACGGGTGGAGCCGGCGGATCAGCGAAAGTAGAAGGATCAGACTGGGATTTAGTTAAAAAGGTTTTAACTCCCCATTTTGGCGCACGCCTACATTGGAAGGTTCCACAGGCAAATCCCCGCGAACGTGTCCGTGTCAATAGTGTTAACAGTCGTTTGTTTAATATGTATAATGAGACATATCTGGCCGTGGATGCCTCATGCACCAATACCATTAAAGACTTTGAGGGCGTGCGTGTTATAGAAGGCGGAACAGGAGAAATTGATAAAAAGCGCGATCAGATGTTGACTCATTTAACAGACAGCGTTGGATACTACATCCATAGGGAATATCCCGTGGTGAAGTATGTGCCAAGTGGGGACAAATATTGGAAATAAAGCAATTTGCAGGCATATATCAGGTAAATGACTATGAGGCAATGCGGCGATCCCTTAGTCTACAGGCGACTGCGGTGTTCGCCCCTGAGCGCTTTAATTTGGAACACGACTTTGTGCCTAAGAATGCCAATGAGAGGCATATTCTGCATTTACTCAAAAAGCACCATCCAAAGGAAAAGGTATGGCGCAAGTAAAGGTGAATGAAAAGATAGTCCAGCTCTATGAAGAGGGCGGCAGTATAGGCGTGCTAAACGACATAATAGAGGCGATTCGCAACAAGCAGATTAGGAACTTTGCAGTTATAGTACAAAAGGACGGGAGTGGAGAGGTTGCCACGTTTGGAGAAGGCGAAGGAGAAAAGGCAAACGCGAAAGATATCGTAACACAATATTACTTCTTCGGGGACGACCATGTTGTAGCAATTATGGGGATGGTAAAACGTCTCGGGCACATCCTTGATTTATATATGGATGGTGTTGATATTTTTAATGAAGAAGAGGAGTAAAAGCGGCAAATGATTAGAAAACGCGGAGGCCGATGGTGAGTCATCCACGGGCATCCCAGAAAACGGGGAAGCAAAACAGACAAGCCAAAGGGGAGCACAATAAAATGCTTCAGTAGTAAAAAAAAGGCACGACGGATGCATACCGCTATAATCCTTAGTCAGAAACGACGATAACATTTTTCAAGGAGTAGGTAAATGCCAAAGGAGCTATTAAAGGTCGGTGATCTTAGGGAAACACATATCTTGTATAGGGCAAATGCAAATGAGTGGTTTTTTCTAATGGCAAGTTATGAGGGCGCGAAAGAATTGGTGCGCCTTGGATACCTGAGGCAAAATGAAAGGGAAAGCGATAGCAACTACGCCAGACGCAAAGCTGAGGCATACGGATTCAGTTATTCAAAGAGCGTGGTAGACCTTTTTAACTTCTACCTATTTAAGAAGCCTGTAAAGCGAGATATGGCGGTCCTTAAGGAAGATGAGTTATGGATAGCGTTCATGGAAGACTGCAATCTATATGGGGATGACTTTGATAATTTCCTAACAGAGCAGGGTCGCTATGCCTCAATTGAAGGACACATGGGGGTCCTTGTAGATAAGGCGTCTGTAACGTTCGAAAACAAAAAGGAGCAATTGGAGCAGGGAGTGTATCCGTATGTTGCCGCGTACTTTCCAACTGCTATACTGGATTGGGAATACAAGCGGGATGAAAACAACCGACCGTATTTGGCATACCTTAAATTACTGGATGACTCGGATGAGGATGTTGTGCAATACCGGCTCTGGTGGCAGGATCATTTTGAGGTATGGGAAATACCGTTGGAAGTAGAAGACGCAAAAATCAATGAGGAATCAGAAGCGACATTGGTTCTTGAAGGAGACAATCCAATTGGAGAAATTCCCTTTGTATGGTTGCAGAACCTTAGGAGTAAAAACCGTCCGCTTGGCATGAGTGATATTCATGATGTCGCCCGTATAGACGTGTCCATATTAAGCAATTTGTCAGAAGGAGAAGAAGTAATTACCTATGCGGCATTTCCGATGATGCGAAAGCCAATGAAGGAATCCCGGCCAGATGGCGCACAAGTACCAGCGAAAGAAGACCATGCGGCGGTGACTGCAATCCTTGAGTTTGACCCGAACCATCCGGAAAGTAAACCCGATTGGCTTGAGGCAAAAGTGCGTGAGCCAATTGAAGCAATACTGGAATGGATAGCACGCAAGGTGCAGGAAATCTATAGAGCCGTTAATGCCGGTGGAATGGCAAGTACTGAAATCAGTACTGAGGCAAAGTCCGGTGCCGCGTTAAAGGCCGAGTTCCAATTGCTCAATAGTAATCTTGTCCGCAAGGCAACCAACCTTGAAAAAGCGGAACTGCAAATTATTGAATATTGGTTAAGGTGGGAGGAGGCGGATTATAAAAAGGTAATTGCAGACATAAGCATAGAGCGGAGCCGCACCTATGACGTGGAAAACCTTGCGGCAGACCTTGAAAATGCACTGACCGCACAAACGATTGTGAAGTCAAAGAAATTCAGCGAGTCAATTCAGAAATCCGTGGCACGCGCGATGCTCCCGGCGGCCGATGACGAACAGTTAAAAGACATCGATGAAGAAATTGAGGCATCACCGGCTACACCACCAATAACACCGGGAGCCGCGTTTGGTAAGGAGATAGGCGCACCTAATCCTGAGGAAGAGGAAGAGGAGGTATAATGCCAAGGAAAAAACAAAAATATTCCGTGAGGAAAGTAAAAGGCAGATGGGTCAAAATGGATATGTCCGGTAAACGTCCACGCATTATAAGCAACACGAAGAAGAAGCCGAGTAAATGAAAAAGGTTGCAGTCATAGGCGTCGGCACGTTTGGAACGTACCATGCTGAGAAGTATGCGGCGATGTCAGACGTGGAGTTAACCGTATGTGACCATAACTCCGCTATTGCCGTGGAGTTAGCGCGTCGTTTGAAATGCCGCGCAACCACTGACTATAAAAAGGTGGACGCGGAATTTGTTAGTATAGTCACTGACGATGCAAGTCATTATAAGGTAGCACGCCACTTCCTTAAACACGGGACGCACGTTTTGGTTGAAAAGCCAATGACTGCAACCCTGATGCAAGCGGACCGGCTCATGCTGATAGCTAAAGAAAATAAATTGCTTCTGCACGTCGGCCATTTAGAGCGGTTTAATAGCGTTTACCTAAAAGCGAGAAAAGAGTTAAACGGTTTTGACCGTATAAAAATGGAACGGTCAAACGGGTGCTATTGCAGGGAGGAATCGGATATCGTAATGGATCTTATGATTCATGACATCGATTTACTACTTGAGTTAACGCAATCCCGCGTATATAAGGTGATTGCAAGCGGTATCGCTAATGAATTAGGACATAACTACGTTGCATTTGCCCGATTGCAGTTTGTAGACAATATAACTGCCGACCTTGCCGTGGAGCGGATAAGTAAAAAGAAAAAGGCGCTGATGCACGTCGCCGGCAAGACGTACAACCTTTTGGATAAGGAAAACGATACACTGGAAGACGAGTTATTAAGTTTCCTAAATGGATGTCCCGGCAAAGCACAACAAGCAAGGGATTCATTGGCAATTGCTCATGAGGTGATAAGGAAAGCTGATGGTAGTTAAAAGCCGCATAACGGAATTACTCGAAAACGTCGATGCAACCGATAGTTTTTTAAATACTTCTATCGGTACGGTAGAGAGGCGTTT